ATGAGCAGTGGCATCGAGGAGCCGAGGCAACTGCCTTCGGGCAAGTGGCAAGCACGCTTCACTACAGACCAGGGAGAGCGACGCTCCCTCGGGACCTTCCGCACCAAGGCCGAGGCCTACCAAGCGGTCATCCCAGTCACGGCCGACATCGGGCGAGGGACCTGGCACGACCCCAAGAAGGGCCACGTCCTGTTCCGGGACTACGCCGAGGAGGTCCACCAGCAGCGGAAGGCGACCCTCACCCCGGCCACCTGGAAGAACCAGTCGAGCCTGCTCCGGAGGCATCTGCTCCCGGCGTTCGGGCACCGGAACCTGGGCGACATCACCCGGGCGCAGGTGCGCACCTGGTGGGCAGCCAAGGCGGACATGCCGGTCACCCGCCGCAACGCCTTCTTCCTGCTCCGGGTGATCCTCAACACGGCAATGGAGGACGAGCTGATCCTGGCCACCCCAGCCGTCATCAAGAACGCGGGAGCCGACGTGGCGAAGCGTCGGCCGACGTTCACGGTCGCCGACTTCAAGGCCGTGCTCGGGCACTTGCCCCTGGACCTCGGGGCGGCGTGCTGGACGCTGTTCGGCGCGCACCTCCGGCTCGGCGAACTCTGTGGACTCCATCGAGGCGACTACTCCCCCAGCGCCGGGACGCTCCTCGTCGAGCGGCAGATCGCCGCGGGTGATGGGAAGGTCCGCGAGCGCAAGACGAAGACGGGGCAGGTCAAGACCGTGGCGCTGCCCACCGCCGCTGTCGCGGCCCTGGAGGCCTACATCGGCGAGCACCCCGCCCGGCCTGGGGACCCGATGTTCTACGGCCCACGCGGGCGGCTCACGGCGAACTGGCTCCGCAAGGCGTGGGAGGAAGCACGGGACGCTGCTGGCCTCCCCGAGTTCCATCTCCACGATGTCCGGCACGTCAGCCTCACCACGCTGGCGCAGAAGGGCGCGACGCTGAAGGAGATCCAACGCCGGGGCGGACACGCCTCCGTGACCGCTGCCCTGCGGTACCAGCACGCCACAGATGAGCGGGACCGGCAGAACGCGAACGCGCTGAGCGAGGCCCTGGGCTGATGCGCCGACAGACCTTCACCAAGGGACAGACCGTCGGCGCAGGCTTCACCGTCGTGGACCCCACCCGGCTCCCAATGAAGACCAACACGTACGGCGGGATCATCTGGGGCATCCGAGTGCGCTGCCCGCTCTGTGGCGACGAGTTCGACTCGACCATCTCGAAACTCCGGACGCGGCTGGCATGCACGCTCCAGTGCGCGGCCCGCAACGGCCTGATGGGAGCGCAGGGCGGCAGGCAGGACGCGCTGAGGGCAACCGCCGAGGAGGACGCTGAGCGCCGCCTCGACCCAGCCCGAAGGAAGATGCGCCCCGACCACGCTGCATACCTTCAGGAGGCCCTCAGGGCCTTCGCGCAGGACTTCCGGTACGCCGAGGCGATGGCCCACGACGCCGTGATGATCGCGGAGGCCAAGGCCGCAGGGAGGGGCAATTTCGTCTGGCGACGATGAGGCCTCAGCCGAAGTCTGATCGGGATCTGCCGATGGTTCCAGTGAGAGCAACTGACCGTGCTCTCTCACTCACTGCGACAGAGGAGCCTCTGGTGTCACTTAATGTGTCCTTCCCCCCGGTACTGGGAGATCTCGATCCCTCACTCCAGCAACTGCTGGATGAGACCTCTATGGAGAGCATGTCCTCTCCTGCTCACACTGAATCGCGACCGCGCAAGCAGTTCGTGATGGACCCGAGCGAGCAGGCCAGCCGTGAGCGCCGGGGGCGCGTCGGGCTGACTCGCTCCGAAGGTCTCCGACGCAAGCACTTCCGATCGGCCGATGACCTCACGTGGCCGGTCCCGTGGAACGGGCAGCCCTGGGAGCAGGTCCTCGACGGACGGTTCCTCCCGGTCGCCCGAGCACCCAAGTCCTACTCGTCCGAGATCCTCGGGTTCCTCAACGGTCTCGCGTTCCGAGCCATGCGGGAGCACGGGGTGGCCCCGACCGAGCCGACCACGCTCCGGGACATCCGATCATCGGCTCCTCAGATCGAGACCATCAGCGAGATCATCTGGGCTGCTGCACGGAAGGCCGGTGAGGCCTATCTCACAGATGAGATGACACCCAAGCGCGGGACCTCAAGGCAGCGAGGCCTCTCGTGGCCGACGGCTACTGGGTACGTGACGTACGCGTGGCTGGAGCAGGCCTGCGACGCCGCCGCCGAGTGGGCCTGGCTGCACTACGAGGCCGACTACATGTCCAAGCGCTCGGCAGCGGGGCGCAAGGGCGGGCAGATCTCGAAACGAGGCCCGAAGTACACCTGGGACCTGGTGGAGCCGTACCAGCACCTGACGTGGACGCAGCAGGCGATGAAGACGGGACTGGACCGGAGCACGATCGCGAGGATCCACCGCCGCCACAGGGCAGAAACCGGTGTCAACTAAGCAGGATGTACTACCGCTTGTACCAGGTGCGTCGTAGGCTGATCTCGCTCCCGTCGCAGGGAACATGTTCGGCACCCGGGGATCTCCGCCAACAGGTGCCGTCGGTCACTGGGCCGGACTTCCGCAAGGGGGTCCGGCCCTCCACATTCCCGGGGCGGCTCGTACTCCTACCCCCGCAGCGCTCGAGCCGCCTCGACCACACTGGTACAAGGTCTAGTACAACGGTCGATAGTCCCAAGTGGACGCCCCCGGCTCGCTTCTCGTCCTCGTCTCGCCGGGGGCGTTCCTGCATCCGTTCGCGAACGGTCGATAGTCCACATCAGAGGGAAGGACGAACCCCATGAGCAATCACTCGTATCCGAAAACGAGCAGGCCGACCTGGGACGAGGTGCTCGCCGAGAGCGCCCGCCTGATCGACGACTTCATCACGCAGCGCCAGCAGTGGCCGCTGACCCAGAAGGGACAGAACCGATGAGCGACATCGACATCGACGTCGAGTGCGACGTCTCCAAGGTACTCAACGACCCGGAGGTCCAGGACATGCTCCGGCCCCTCGCTGAGGCGTGGCACAGCCGCAACCCGATCGAGGAGGGCTAACCGTGGCCATCCTCAGCAAGGCCTACGAGGTTCTCGTCGAGGAACGACTGGGCTACATCCCCGAGGCCCTCAGCGCCATCGTCAGCCCCCTGTCCGCAGCCCAGCGGGACCGGTTCACCCTGGCATGGGTCAACGCCTCAGATGAACAGCGGGAGCAGCCCGCTGACCAGTGGGTCCTCCTCGTCGAGGACCGTGACGCCTTCGAGAAGTTCCGCATCGGGATCAACCAAGCCGTAGCCGTGCCGTGAGCCAGCACCACCGCACCTCCTCCTGGGCGAAGGTCACTCGTATCCAGAAACCCAGGATCCAGGCCACCCTGCCTGCACCCTGCATCGAGCCGGGCTGCCACCACCTGATCGACCCCGATGACCCATGGGATCTCGGACACATCATCAGCGTGGACCAGGCCCTCGCCATGGGCTGGACAGCCCAGATGATCGACGACCCCAGCAACCTCGGTCCTGCCTGCCGCCGAGGCAACCGGAGCAACGGGGGCAAGGCAGGGCGGGCCAAGCAGGTAGCCGCCAGCAAGCAGAGACGGAGACTCCCATCATGGTGACACGCAAGATCCTCACCACCCTCGCCATCATCGTCGGCGCAGCCGTGCTCGCCGCCATCGTGGTCGTCACCATCGCCACGCATGCAGGTCAGCCAGCAGAGGAGACCAGCAGCACGGTCGAGCAGTGCGTCGCCGTACTCCAGCAGCAGTACCCGGACGAGGAACTCGCCGACCTGTGGTCCGCCTGCGAGGAGACGAGCAAGTGACGACCGCCGAGTCTTTGACAGAGCCACCGCTACCCCCTGCCTTGGCAGCAGAGGTTTTCTATCCAGAACACTGGAACATCACCCGCGACTCTGGCATCCCCCCGCTCCATCAGTCAGAACTCAGTGAGGATCAGACGCTTCGGGAGGAGTTCCTGGAGGGCACCCGGCTCCTGGGGGTGACGGGTGGACGCAAGGAGGTCAAGCCGCAGCAACTCAGGCTGGCCGACGTCTGCAACGCCGGTCACAGCACAATCGGGGTGCTTCTGCCGCGCCGCTCGACCAAGACCACGACGCTCCTCGCGCTCGCCCTCGGCCGGTGCGTTTCCCGGGAGGACTACCTCGTCGGCTACACCACGTGCACGACCGGCCAGAAGGCTCGGGACCGTTTCCGGAAGGACATCGTGCCGGTCCTGGAGCGCCTGTTCCCTGACCCCGCCAGCCGGGCCTTCAAGATCCGGAAGGCGGGCGGCTCCGAGCGCATCGAGTTCGACAACGGGAGCATCTTCCAGGTCCTCCCACCGCAGGGTGAGTCCTTCCGCTCCGACGCGTTCGACTTGATCATCTTCGACGAGGCCGGTGAGGCGTCTCCCGAGATGACGGAGGACCTGCTCGCTGGGGCACTGCCGACCTTCGACACCCGCCCGGACGCCCAATTGCTCGTGGCAGGGACCGCAGCCAAGTTCCGCGAGGGCAATCTCTTGTGGGACACCCTCGCCGACGGCCGGGCGGGCAACAACAGCACCGGGATCCTGGAGTACGCGGCCGCGGACACCACGGACATGGCCGACCTCGACGACTGGGACAAAGTGGAGGCCCTCGTGGCAGCCGCTCACCCAGGCGTGGGCGTGCTCACCACCATGGATGTCGTGAAGCAGCGCTGGGGCAAGTTGTCGCGCCGCCAGTTCGCCGAGGAGTACCTCTCGATCTTCGGCACTGCCGGAGCCGTCCAGTCCTTCCTCAACGTCGAGGAGTGGATGGCGCACGGCGACTCCGGCGCGCTCCCTCCGATGCCTACCGATCGCACCGTCGGCCTCGCCGTCACGGTCCACCCAGACCAGTCCTGCGCAGCCATCACCGCGGCATGGAGGGATGACCAGGGCCGGGCCTGCCTGCTCGTCGTGGACTACCGCTCGGGATCCAAGTGGCTCGCCAAGCGGGCGAAGGAACTGGCAGGCAAGATGCGCACGCCAGTCATCCACGACAGCACCGGGACCGTGGTCGTCGAGGTCGAGGTCATGCAGCGCATGAAGCCGCGCCCGCGCATGGCCCCGCAGACATGGCTGGACGTGTCCACCTCGGCCGCACTGCTGGCCAAGGAGATCGATGACGGCAACGTCCTGCACTGGAACCAGGACGAACTGACCACGGCGATTCAACTAGTCACCAAGCGCGGGACGCCGACGTCCAACCGCTGGGCCTTCGGTCGCCGGGAGCCGGGTCACTCGATCATCACGGCGGAGGGCGCATCGATGGCGCTCCGGTACGCCGACGCCAACCCGAAGCGGGCCAGAGTGCGCCCGAAGATTGCTTCCTGAAACACGCCACTTGTACTAGTACATTGCTACATCGATTGGTACAATCTAGGTGTGGGATTCCTGGACTGGCTCGGCCTCAGCACGCGACAGTCTGACGCGTTCGCTGCCGCCCGGGCCACCAGCATCGGGGTGCTGTCGCAGTACGCCGACTCCTCCTCGATCAAGCCCCTCGTGATCTCCGAGAGTCTCGGGATCGAGATCGACTCAGTGCCGATGGACCGCGGGATCGCCATGAGCATCCCGTCCGTGTCCAAGGGCCAGCACCTGCTGACCTCGATGATCGCCCGTTTCCCGCTCCGAGCACTCGACGAGAACGGCGCGATTCCGGATCAGCCCACGTGGCTGTACCGGACCAACGGCGACGTCTCGCCGTACGCGCGCATGGTCGCCACCATCGACGACCTCATCTTCCATGGCCGCAGCCTCTGGCTGACCAGCCGCGGGGCTGCCGGTCAGATCCTGGAAGCCGAGTGGGTGCCCATCCACCTCTGGCGACTCCAGGACGGCCAGTTCTACATCGAGGGCCGCAAGGAGCCGCTGGATCGCACGGAGATGATCCTCCACACGGTCCCGCTCTGGGACGGCCTGCTCTCGGTCGCGGCATCCAACCTCCGGGGCGCTCGGGACGTGGAGCGTGCGTGGCAGGGCCGCGCTCGCAACCCGATCCCGGTGATGGTCCTCAAGGAGACGCAGGACAACGACCTGGAGCAAGACGAGATCGACGAGTACGTCGAGGCCTGGTCCACCGCCCGGAAGTCCGAGAACGGCGCTGTGGGGTACCTGCCGCGGTCGCTGGAGATGGAAGTCCACGGCGAGGTGAGCGCCGACCTCATGGAGGAGGGGCGCAACGCCGTCAAGTCCGACGTCGGGAACTTCCTCAACATCCCGACCTCGCTCCTCGACGGCACCGTGTCGCAAGCGTCCCTGACGTACACGACCAAGGAAGGCGATCGGAACCTGTTCTTCGATCTCAGCCTCCCGTTCTGGACCGACCCGATCGCGCAGCGCCTCAGCCAGGACGACTGCGTGCCCCGGGGCCAGCGCGTCCGCTTCGACATGTACGACCTGTACACCCCGACGCCCTCCGCCACGGGGCCTCTGGAGGAGGACTGACCATGACCGAGATCGTCATCGATGCCGGGACGCTCGTCGCGTCCGAGGAGGAGCGCACCGTCACTGGTCTCCTCGTGCCCTACGGCGAGGACTGCCGGTCCAACCTCGGCCGCTTCTCGGTCGAGCCGGGCGCGTTCAAGATCCCGGACCCCTCCGTGGTCGGCTTCAACGTCGAGCACGCCCGCGAAGACTCCGTGGGGCGCGCCACCGCGCTCCGCGACACCCCGGAAGGCGTGGTCGCCACGTTCTCCGTGGCCCCTGGCGAGGACGGCGACGCCGCTCTCGCTGACATCCGTTCGGGTCGCCGCAAGCACCTGTCCGCCGAGGTCGCGAACGTCGTGATCAAGGCAGGCAAGGCCGTCGGTGGCCGTCTCTTTGGAGGAGCCCTCGTGCAGACCCCCGCATTCCCCTCCGCGACGCTCCTCGCAGCCGCCGCGGACACCGAAGTCGAGCCGGTCCAGCCGGACGACCCCAAGGCCGAGACCGAGACCAAGACGGTCACGAACGCCGACGGCTCCCAGACCGTCACCGTGACGTCCACGCTCACCGAGACCGCCGCTGACGGGACCACCACGGTCACCAAGTCGGTCACCACCGAGACCATCGCCAAGCCGGAGGAGCAGCCCGCTCCCGAGGACCAGCCCAAGGAGGAGGCCATCGTGCCGACTGCAACCGCTCCGAGCACGCTCCAGGCCTCTGCTCCCAAGGTCGAGGAGACCGGCGCACGCTCGGTCTTCGACGCCATCCGCAACGCCCGCGTGGGCCGCGCCTCCACCGACCAGGAGACGCTGCTCGCCGCGCTCTCGGACATCAAGACCTCCGGCACCGGGGCACTCCCGGCCGACGGCGTGATCCAGCCCGCGTGGCTCGGCGAGATCTGGTCGGCACGTGCCTACGAGCGCAAGTTCTGGACCCTCGTCAAGAACGGCCCGCTGACCAACCAGGCCGAGAAGGGCTTCACCGTGGACCAGGGCACCGCCCTCGTCCAGAAGTACTCCGGCAACAAGGCGCAGGTCCCGTCGGGCACCGGCTCCACCTCGATCGTGGACAGCGTGTTCCAGCGCTGGGCCGTCGCCGTGGACATCGCTCGCGAGTTCTACGACATCCCGGGCAACCAGGAGGTCATCGAGGCCTTCGTCAAGGGGTTCTTCAACTCCTACGCCAAGGAGACCGACCGCTGGGCGCTGGAGCAGTTCCTCACCGCTGCCGGGACGCAGGTGGACGCGGACACGTTCCCCACGACCTACAACACCTCGATCGGCAAGGTCCTCCAGGTCCTCGACGTCATCAACGACAGCGACACCGACGCCACGTCGATCGTCGTGGCCCGCGACGTCTTCAAGGAACTCATGTACACGCCGAAGGACCTGATCCCGGAGTACATCTCGCTCTCCTTCGGGACCAAGGGTGAGGGCACCGGCGACGGCGTGACGATCCTCCGCGACAAGTTCGACGTCCTCGGCGAGGGCCAGGTCCTGGGTCTTGCCAGCGAGGCCGCGCACCTCAACGAACTCGCTGGGGGCAGCCCGCTCACGGTGGACGCGCTCGACATCGCCCGCGGCGGCATCGACAAGGGCGTCCACGGCTACACGCAGTTCATGGCCGAGTACCCGGACGGCATCGTCCTGGTCGGCGACAAGGCCTCGGCCTAGCCATCCAGGGGGGGGCCGGTCACTTCGGCCGGCCCCTTCACCCCGACCACTGAGAGGAGGCAGCCATGGCCGCGTTCATCGCAGGTGACCAGCCGGTTGCCGACTTCGACTTCGACGCCCCTGAGGTGGCCGACATCGAGGGTGCGTCCACTGTCGTGAGCGTCGCGGGCCAGACCCTGCCGACGGCCCACGACGGCGAGGCCCTCACCGGGACCTGGTTCGACCTCACGCTCCCGCTCGTCGGCGAGTACCCCGTCTACGCCGTCACCACCCTCGGGGGGCGTCAGCAGCGCACACTCCTGGACACGCTCGTCGTGGTCCCGGCCTACGACGAGTGGTTCAACGTCGTCACGGCTCGGCGGGAGTGGGAGGGGGCGCCCACCGACGACGGCACGCTCCACCGGCTCCTCACCGTCGCCCGGGATCAGGTGCTGGCGTACGCGCCAGATGTTCGCCCACCGAACTCCATCCCGGAGCGCTACCGGTCCGGCCAGTTGATGCAGGCGCGGAACACCCACAACGCGTCCGTCACCAACGGCGAAGCGCAGGTGGACGCGGGCGGCTACGTCGTCAACGTCCGACCGCTCGACTGGGCGGTCAAGCAACTCCTTCGTCCGCAGCGAGCCAAGAAGGGGATCCGCTGATGGCCCGCCGCAAGGCCCCGAGTCGGTACCGCGGCTGGGTCATCGAGAACCTCAAGCCCCTCCTGCCGCGCACCTGGGATCTCTCGCCGTACTCGCGCCTTCCCGACGCCGTGGACAAGACCACCGTTGTCGTCTGGCTCCAGAACATCACCCGGCTCCCGGAAGCGCCCTTGGCGTCCCACGTGACCGAGTACACCGTCACGATCGTCAGCCCCAGGACCAGCCCCACCGAGGCGGACGCCGACCTGGACGACGACATCGCGGACCTCCTGCACGCGCTCGACAACGTGCGCAACGAGCAGGGGTCCCCGAACCTCCGATGGACCCGCGCCGAGCGCGCCGTCTACGCGGAGTCCTTCCTGGCCTTCGACATCACCGTCTCGGTCATCACCACTGCCACTCAGACCCAGGAGTAACTCATGGCTCAGATCACCGTCACCCCGTTCGTCCTCTCGGACGTTCTCCTCAAGGTGGCCTCCTCGAACTACGAGAAGGCCGTCAGCCAGGTCGAGTTCCAGCCCGCGGGCGGGATCACGAACTGGAAGGGCCTCACCCCGGAAGCGGTCTTCTCGTTCCCGCAGGGCGTCACCTGGTCCTGCGTCCTCGCGTACGCGCAGGATTGGGCCACGGACGACTCGCTCAGCCAGTACCTGTTCGAGCACCAGGGCGAGACGGTCTCGGTCGAGTTCTCGCCGGTCAAGGGCGGTCCGACCGTCTACGCCGACGTCATCATCGTCCCCGGCTCGATCGGCGGCACGGTGGACGCCGTGGGCGTCGGCACCGTCACCCTCGGCGTGCTCGGCAAGCCGTCCTTCACCGCTCCCTCGGCGGGCTGAGCAGTGGCGGGCAGTGGTCGCATCTCGGTCTTCGCCAGCCGGGATCTGCGGACGCTGCTCGCCGCCCTCAAGCAGGTCCCACGGGACGTCCAGAAGCAGGTCCGCCAGTTCACGAAACAGGACGCTCAGCCCATCTGGCAGTCCGAGATCCAAGGCAACGTGAAGACCCGCCTGGATCAGCGCGTCCTGGGATCCACCGCTCGAGTCCGGGTCTCCAACCAGAACGTGCAGTTGGAGTCGGCGCGCATCGGTCGCTCCCTCCAGGGCGGTGCCAAGCCGTCCGCAATCTCCGGAGGCGTCGAGTTCGGCGCGAACCGCGATGACCGCGTGACCTACACGACCACCAGCCGCCGCGGGAAGCGCTACCCCGTCACACGGCGCACCAAGCGGCAACTGCCCACCCGGAACACCAACGGGCGCGTGGTCTTCCCGGCCTCGCGCAAGTCGATCCCTCGCCTCGCGAGCCTCTGGTATCAGACCGCGTTCCGCACCCTGCTCGACACCTTCGACAAGAACTAGGAGTTCACGATGGCCGGAGGCTTCTCCATCGGCGTAGCCGCAGACACCCGCGCGTTCGAGGCTGGGGTCAAGGCCGGGATCATCGACCCCATCGAGGACGCCCAGGACGCGCTGGAGGACCTCGGTAAGTCCGGCGACAAGGCAGCCGACGGCCTCTCGGACGGACTCCAGGAGTCGGAGAAGTCCCTCGGCAAGTTGGGCCGCGAGGCCAAGGACGCCGGGAACGACATCGAGCGCGGGATGAAGGACGCCGAGCGCGCCACTGACCGACTTGGGGACGCAGGCAAGGAGGCCGGGAACGATCTGGAGAAGGGCCTCAAGCATGCTCAGCGCCAGACGAACCTGACCGCCGACGACTACAAGGCCATGACCGCCAAGGTCGAGGCCGAGACCCGGAAGTTGAAGCAGCAGGGCAAGGACTCCTTCACCCCTGCCGCTGAGTCCTCCGCCGCGTTCAAGGACGAGGCAGTCTCCAACCTGTCCGAGGTCGCCTCGTCCTTCGATGGCTCCGCTACGAGCATCGTGGACCTGTTCCAGGGCACCTTGGGTGGCATCATCACCGAACTCGGTCCCCTGGGCCTGGCAGCCGGTACCGCCGCCGCGGTCGGGATCGGTCTCATCGGGACGGCCTTCTCCCAGTCGGGTGAGGACAGCGACGCCTTCAAGGAGCGCGTCAAGAGCATGACCGACGAACTCGTCTCCGAGTTCTCGGACTCCGGCGATGCCGTCTCCGCGCTGGATAAGAAACTCCGCGAGTGGGCGTCCGACACGGAGAAGTACGGGACCAGCCTCGTCCAGTTGCAGAAGGATGCGAAGTCGGTTGACCGGTCCTTCAAGGACTGGGCCTCGACGATCGCCGGGGGCACGACCAAGGAACTCAAGGGCCTCCAGAAGCAGGTCAAGGACACCGCGCAGGAGCAGCGCCGCCTGGCTGCCTCAGTGGACACCACGGCTGGGGCTGACCGCTCCGCATCCCGGGAGGCCAGCAAGAAGGCCGACGCCCTCACCAAGGACGTGCTGCCCGCGATCCAGCAGCAGATCGAGGCTAACCAGAACGCCAAGGACGCCGAGGAGGCGCTGGCCGCTGCCAACGGGAAGTCCGTCAAGGAGTACCGCCGCTACGTCGAGGCGCAGACCGCAGCCAAGGAAGCCAACGACTCCTTCGCCGACTCGATGCAGTCCCTGGCCGAGCAGAGCGCCGAGAGCACCTCGGACATCCTCGACAACTCCGCTCTGAGTGCTGAGAAGTACATCCGGGACACCCAGAAGCGGCAGGCCGCGGACGCCGAGTACTACGCGAACCTCTCGACCGTCGGCAAGGAGGTCCCGGCTGACGTCCTCAACTACCTCAAGGAGCAGGGCGACGCGTTCAGCCAGGAACTGGCCACCTACCTCGCCGCGACGCCGGAGCAGCAGGCTCAGATCCTGGAGACCTGGAAGACCGCCGCTGGTGCTGGGACTGACATCGACGGCCCCACGGTCAAGGCCAAGGGCGACACGTCCGACGTTGACAAGAAGACCGCGGAGAAGGGCAAGGAGACCAAGGCCGGTCCCACCTCGAAACTCAAGGCCGACGCGAAGGACGTGGACAAGACCACGGCGGCGAAGGGCCGGGAGAAGAAGGACGGTCCCACGCTCAAGTTCAGGGACGACACGTCCGAGATCGACAAGGCCATCGCCAGGTACCGAGACAAGAAGGTCACCGGCCCCACGGTCAAGTTCCTCGCCGACACCTCCGCGGTTGACGCCGCCGCCGCGAGGATCCGGAACAACCCGATCACTCAGACCGTCAACCAGCGCATCGGAAAGCGGGTGGCCTAGCCATGACCACGACGATCACCATCCCGGCTCTCCAGACCCCGGTGACGCACGCTTGGACTGGGGCTGCCAACAGCAGCGTGTCCACTGAGTCAGTGGGCGGAGTGGTGCAGCGCCGAAACCTCATGCTGAACCCCGGCTTTGAGGCCGGAACGATCGCGTACTGGACCAGCGCTTCGAACGCCCCGTTCACGGTCGGGACTGCGCTTCCCCACAGTGGCCTCTACAGTGCCAAGTACACAGCGAGCGGCGACGGGCTGATGCTCGCAGGCCAGTCCGGCCGTGCTGTCTCGGCAGAGACCGCCTACATCGCTTCGGCCTGGGTGAACCTCCCCAATGACCTCGCAGCGCCGTTCTCGTTCCGGGTCACGTTCAAGAACAGCGCAGGAGCCTCGCTGGGAACGATGATCTCCTCGACCATGATGCAGTGGGCCACGGGTGGCTGGTCGCAGATCTCGATGGACTTCACGACGCCTGTCGGTACCGCCACGGTGGACATCTACTTCATGTACTCGACTGCTGCGAAGGCCGGGGACACGTTCTACATCGACGACGCCATGCTGGAAACCCCGAGCACCTACACGGGGAACTATTTCGATGGCAGCACGCCGACCTCCTACCTCGGGTTCTCGACCAGCCCGCTCCTCGTAGACGGCTGGACCGAGAGCGCCGAGAGCCGGAACATCATCAACCCTGTCCTGGGCGGGGGTGTGGACGTCACCCCGCAGGCTGCGAGCAAGCGCTCCGGCTCGTTTGTGCTCGTCTACCAAGACGAGGCCGACGCCGTGGCGGCGTTCGACATGCACCGGATGGCCACCACCTTCGTCCTGACGGACACGGACCGTCCCAGCGTCGGTATGACGTACGTGCTCTCCGGGACTGTGGAGCGAACCCTCGACGACGAGTCCCGTGACTTCTGGCTCGTAACCGTGAACTACCAGGAGATCTGACCATGGCGCTCCTGGATGACGTGACGTGCGCCCTGACTGTTGGCTCCGTCGCCCTAGACATCGTGGACCGACAGTTCACCCTGTCGCTCGACGAGGGCAACCGGCCCTTCTACCAGGCCACGGCAACCATCAATCGTCCCTCCGATTCCGCGTACGCCGCTCTCGATCCCACACGCCGCAGCGTCGTGACAGCGAAGATCTCCACGGGCGGGGTGCAGTACCTGTCCTCTGGCTTCCTCGTGCACACCCGCACAGCCGACCCGAGCACGAACACCGTGACGTTGCAGTTGGTCAGCGTGGAGTTCGACCTCCTGACCTACAGCCCCCGCACGGACACCGTGTGGCGCAACCTCACCAGCGTCCGGACGCTCTGCCAAGAAGCGCTGTCGCTGACGGCTGGTGTTGTGTCCACGTCGGTCGCGTTCGTTGGAGGTGCGACCGACAAGTCCTTCCTGACCTACACCGCCGCCAAGAACCTGTTCCCGAACCCGAACGTGACGACCAACACGGGCTTCACGGCGTACTCCTCTGCTGGCTCCTCCACGACATACGTGTCCGCGCAGTTGGTCCAGTCCACCGGGACGCAGGCCCCGTACGGGAACGCAGCACGCACGACAGCGAAGGCCACGTTGACCTCCATCGACGTGCGCTACCCGCAGAACGCGCCCAACCCCATCTCTGGCTCTGCCGGTCAGCAGTACTCCGCATCGGTGTCGGTTCGCGCCTCCGCTGGCCTCACGAACGGCACGCTCTACATCCAGTTCTGCGACTCCGCAGGGGCCGTGCTTCAGACGTACTCCAAGAGCACGACGGAGATGACCTCCAACTTCGTCAGCAGCGTCCGCATGAGCGTGACCGCCGTCGCTCCCGAGGGCACGTCCACCATCGGGCTGGTCCTCCGCGCCACGGGGTCAGTCGTGAACGGCTCCGTGCTGGACGGTGCGCAGTGGATGGTGTTGGAGGGCAACGGCCTTGACCCGAACGCGCCCAGCGGCACCCTCCACCCGTTCTTCTCCGGAGCGACCGCTGACAGTGCCGACTACCACTACTCCTGGGACGGGGACGCTGACGTGTCCCCGAGCAACCGCACGCCCCTCGTGGACCGTTCCCCGGACTCGCTGGTCTGGACTCCGGGTGCGAGCGCGGACGACTTCCTGGAGCCGATCCTGGACGCGGTGGGCCTTCGCCTCTTCTACCGAGAAGACGGGCAGTGGTGCTTGGCCGACAACGGCTACAGCCTCCCGGGCCAGTTGACCGTGCAGGACGGATCGAACCTCTATGAGGGAACCGAGACCGTCAGCATCGGTGAGGACAGCGTGGACGGCTACCCCATGAACGCGGACGCCGTACTCCTCAACTACGTCTGGACCGACTCCATCACGGGCCAGGAGAAGAAGGCTTTCGACTTCGCGATCACGCCCAACTACAAGCGTCCCTACCGCGAGGAGATCGAACGGCCCTTCCCTGGACCGGGGCAGGCGAAGCACCTACTCGCACGACTCCAGGCACGGAAGTACGCGCTGGACGTGATCGCACGGCCGGACTTCTCCGCGCGCCCTGGGATGACCGCTCTCATCTCACTCCCGGGGAGCGCCGCCCAGACGGGCTACGTGGAAGCGCTGGACTTCGACCTCTCGTCCGCACAGATGAGTGTCACGACGAAGGGCCTCGTGACTGCGCTGAACAACTCCTACGGCAAGGCCCCTGCCGACCAGACCTACGCGGACGTGGCCTCCACGGTCACCTACGCGACGTACACGAACTAGAGGAGACATCATGGCCATCGGCGATGCAGCAGGCGCGAAGGGTCTGAAGGTGTACTCCGCCTCGGACCTCGTGACGCTTGGCTATCAGCAGAACAACCAGCGGGGCGACGAGATTGCGGCCGTCATGGCGCGCGCCGACAAACTGGAAACCCAGTCCATCGGGGTCCCGAAGTTCGGCGTTCGGAAGTCCACCAACGGCACCAGCCTGCCCAGTGACGTCTGGAAGTTGATGGCCGCAGAGGCGTGGGCGGCTCCTCACAAGAACATCGGCGGCTTCACGTGGTCGGGCGGCGTCCTCCGCGTGCCCCGTGCCGGGTTCTACTTCGTTCAGGCGCACATGAAGCCGTACGCAGACGACTACTACGCCATCGCGATCGAGGTCACGAAGAACACGACCGCTGCCGGGACTGCCAACTCCATCGCTACATCGGAGGTCTACCCCGGTGCTCGAGCCTCCAACACGTCCAACATGGTCGCCCCGAGCGTCACGGCATCGGAACCCCTCGTGCCGCTCAACGCTGGCGACCTCCTCCGGGTTCTCTGCTACGAACGCAACTACGGAGCGAACACGACGCAACTCAACGACCGCGGCACAGACCTGTCCATGTCGGTCATCTGGCAGGACTCGCTGTGACCGAGGAGGAGGCGAGCGCCCTCGCCACCTCCCTTGGGCTGGTGCTCCAACGGCAGAAGGACGTCTACAGGATCAAGGACGCCGAGGACGGCTCCATCGTCGGGTACGTGGACGACGCCCCCGGTGGGTGGGGTCTGTCGCTGGAGGACGTGGAGATCCTCTTGTCGGCCCTCCTCCCGACTACTTCTTGA